GTTCATAGGGATGTCGGGAAACAATTTCCGCAGTGTGTCCCGTGCCGCCTTATTATTCTCCATTGCCTGAGTAGCAATGTGGCAAATAGCCTTTTGGTCATCCGCAGAGAAGTTCTTCAAGGTGCTTTCGATTTTCGCTTTCAGTTCGTTTTCCGTCATGGTATTTTCCTCCTGTAAGGTGATGTTCAAAACCACACGCCTTTATCGGTGTTTTGATATTCAAACTATACGCCTTTTTTGGCGTGTTGTCAAGGGGGAAATCGAAAAACTTTTCAGTAGGATTGAACCTGAGTTAAGTATTACAGGATTTAGACTTCTATGGACAAGGTTAGAATTTAAATCCTGTTTAGTATCAGGCAATCCGTCTTTGTTAAGACGGATTGTTTTGTTCTCTAATGAAGTCAAATTATAAGCAATAGTGACTTTAAAACCTCCATCTGGTTCATCCCAAACGGTAACAGAATTTACAAGGAGATTGACTAATATATGCCTAAAACCTTCATCTTCAATATTTCCTTGTTTGAATTGCTCTAGCCAGTCAACAACCTGCGCTTTGTCTAAACGCACCACTTCTTTTTCCTCATTCCGAATGGCTATTTGTATAGTTTTCTTCTCTTGCTCAAGTTCAGCCATTCTCTTGACCAGCGTGTCTGGCGTGATTCCAGACTCAACGGCTTTGAGGATGTTATTCAAAGAGGATTCAATTTCCTTCAATCGAATTTTAAGACGTGGAATGTCCGTTTGAGCATTCACATCCGCTTCATTTGCACTCGTAGCAATGCTGGCAATCTCGTCAATCTTGTCATCCGTGAGCAGGGATAGCGCATCTTTTACAACAGCGTTCTCAATAAATTCAGCCCTTAAACTTTTCTTTGTACAATTTTTAGATAATGCTTTTTTCCCGTAGCAAACATAGTAGTGGTAGGTTCGGCTACAATCTCCATTCATCTTACAACCACAGTGTCCACAGAACAATTTGCCAGAAAGAAGATAACGTCTTTTGGCTTTGTAAGTCCCAGGTGGTGTCTTGTAAGAGTCAGCTAACCTGTGTTGAACCTTCTCCCAGGTGTCCATGTCAATGATAGCTGGTATAACATTCTCAGCACGATAATCATGGAATTTGTACACACCTATATACTTTTCGTTCCTAAAAATTTTAGAAAATGAAGATTTTCCGTACTTTGTACCTTTGGAAGTTTTATAACCCTTCATGTTGAAAGTTCGATAAATGTCAGCAATGGTATGACCTTCTGCAAACATTGAAAACGCTTCACGAACGATAGGTGCTGTTTCTTCGTCTATAACAAGCTTTTTCTTCTCTGTTTTATAACCGAGTGGGATTGCACCACCTATAGAGTTGTGCTTATATGCTGATTCTCTTAACCCTCTGTTGATTTTTTGGGCAAGTTCAGCACTATAAAATTCTGCCATACCTTCCAACACTGATTCCAGGATAATACCCTCTGGGTCATCTGATATGTTTTCAGTAGCCGATATAAGCTGTACTCCGTTCTTCTTCAATCGGTATTTGTAAGTGGCAGAATCATAGCGGGAACGGGAAAATCTGTCCAACTTGTAAACAATTACAGCATCAAACAGACGTTTCTCACTGTCAGCTATCATTCTCAAAAACTCTACACGCTTCTTGATATCCTTACTGGCAGATGTGGCTCTGTCTATATAAGTTTCCGCTATGCGGATACCGTATCTTTCACAAAATTCGGTACACACACGAACTTGCCCTTCAATAGACTGCTCAGTTTGATTCGCACTCGAATAGCGAGCATAAATACAAGCAGTCCTCACATCTTCATACATAACACTACCTCCATTTGATTATCCTACACTTAGAGCTTCTACTTTTTCACGTTCGTTCATACACACTTGCACGATATTGAATCGTCCTTCAGCACTTGCATTGCGATATGATTCAAGCAACAGTTGTTCTTCCTCAGTAAGATTTTTTGTGTCGCTAAGTCCTAACAAGTAATCCGTAGTTACACCAAAGTAACGTGCTAAACGACACAACACCTCAATTTTTGGGGATGAACCTTTCTTCCATCCTGATATGGTGGGTGACGTAACCCGCAAAACGGTGAGAATTTCTTGAGCTTGAGGTTTCATGCCGCATTCAAAACATAGGGCTTCGTAACGTTCATAAAAAGACATTTCAATACCTCCTAAAGATTTCTAAGAAAATTTAGAAAACCCTATTGACATTCTAAGTAGACTTTGCTATTATAAGCGTGTCAACAAAAGTTGATAAAGGGCGCAAGAGATACGCCCCTATGAACCAAAAAATTTTGTTCATAGAGTTTTCATAGCTTGTATTGTTCCGCAAGACTATTATAAGCTTTGAGAACTGTCTTGTCAACTATTGTTTACAAAATTAAGTTAGGAAAAGAGGTGGTAGTATTGAATGAACGAAACAAAATCCGAATGTGCCTTAAAAGGCACAATTTAACGTACCTGTGGCTTATCAGTCAGTTGAAATCCAAAGGACTTGTGACGGACAAGACTGAGATGAGTTCTGTCATGGGTGGCGTTCGCAAGGGCGCAAAGGCTGAAAGAATCGTCAAGGAAAGTGTGGAGGTGTTGAAGGAATATGAGCAACGATTCGTATATTCCGAAGAATCCAACGATTGAAGATGTAGCCGAATATGTGAGACAAGCCGTCCTGGAATACTACCAGGATGAAGAACACAGGAGACAGTTTGAACAGCGGTACAAAGAAAAGTACCATAAAGATTACAAATGGAGGTAACTATTATGTGTGTTAAGGATATTCATTCCCTGAATCCAGGAAATCATTTCTACTTTAAGGATTTTGAATGGATTGCGTTGGAGAATGTGTATGGGGGACTTATGGCTATCATGGCTCGACCCTGGGGTGAGCCATTGCAACCGTTCAGCAGCAATAACAATAACAATTATGCAGATTCCGACCTGCGCAAATCGCTATTGGAGAAGCTTCTCCCCGTATTGGGGGAAGATAACTTACTTCCACATACGGTAGACATCACCGCTGACAACGGTGATGATGAATATGGCTATTTTATGGACAGCGTATTTATTCTGTCTGTGGAAGAATACCGCAAATATCGTGACTATGTTCCCCTGTGCAGGGATTGGATGTGGACTCGCACCCCGTGGATTACTCACAGCACGGAAGTTCGTGCTGTGAGTGACTGTGGAAGAGTTCATGAACTTGATGTTGGGAGTGTCGAGGAGGGTTATGGTGCTTCTGTGTTGCCAGTGGTCATCTTTTCGACAGAAACACTTAAGGTTCATTACCGATTCCCAGAACTGGTAATGATGCACACTAGGATGCTTCTTTAAGTGGGTATTGAAGTCTCCAATGGTATTGTGTAATTTTTGTTAAAATAAAGGAAAGGAGAATAAAAATGAAATACGCACTTCCCAAACCGAAACCCACTATCCTTACTTACGTTCAATGGGGTTTTCGACTCACAGCAGTGATACTGCTGATTATCCCCTGTTGTATCCTCTGCGCTGTCAGTGATGTGACAACCTTCTTGCTTTCTGGCGTTTGTAAAATCGCAAAAACACAGAAGGAGTGGTACACGGTCAACATTAAGGGGGTCAAATAATGGATTCTCATTTACCAGCATATGAAACGTTACTGAAATTATTGTCTCATTGCCATGCACAACCTGAGAATTTGAAAAGTGCGTTAGAGGAATTGTTTATTATGGCGATGGATAGCGAATACCTCTCATCAAACGAGAAATTGACGTTTGAAGGTATGTTCTTGCAAACTTGCACGAATTTGAGGTTGATGTCCTAATGAATGTACATCTTTATCCGCATCAACAGAGGGCTTTAGAGCAAACCAAACAATTCAATAGGGTTGCTTACTACCTGGATATGGGTTTAGGAAAAACCTTTGTTGGAAGCGAAAAAGCAGTTTCGTTCCCGAACAAAATCTTAGTTATTTGCCAAAAATCGAAAATTGCTGATTGGATTGACCACTTCCAGAAGTATTATTCTTTGAGCGTGTTCAATCTAACCCAAAAAAAGCAACTTGAAGAATACACCGTTGTGATTGGCAAGTGCGTGGGAGTCATCAATTATGATTTGGTCTATAGACGACCAATTTTTAAAGAAATGACAAATTTCACACTTATGTTGGATGAATCATCAATCATTCAGAATGAGACTGCGAAACGTTCACAGTTCATTCTGAAAATGCATCCAACAAATATAATTCTTCTTTCCGGCACACCAACCGCCGGAAAATATGAAAACCTGTGGTCACAAGTACATTTGTTGGGTTGGGGCATAACGAAAAAACGATACTGGGAACACTTTGTGGACGTTGACTGGCTGGAAGTTGACGACTCTGGTTTTAAGATTCAAGTAGTCAAGGGCTACAAGAATGTTGACCGTTTGAAAAGAAAACTAAGGGAACATGGGGCAATCTTCATGAAGTCCTCAGAAGCCTTTGAACTTCCAGAGCAGACGGAGATTCCCATAATTGTGCCAACACCTAAACAATACAAAAAGTTCATGAAAACTTCCCTGACAACCGTAAAAGGGGTACAAACGGGAGAAGATATTGAACTAGTTGGAGATACCACTCTGACAAAACGCTTGTACGCTAGAATGCTGTGTGGTCATTACAACCCAAACAAACTACAAGCGTTTGAGGACTTAATTTTTAGTACCAACGAGCGGATAGTAGTTTTCTATAACTTCAATGATGAACTATCCGTACTGTGGGATATAGCATTGAAGAAAACTCACAATCTTTCGTTGGTCAACGGCAAGGAAAAAGACCTCACCTGCTATGAGGAATGTGATGATTCAATAACCTTCATCCAGTACCAGGCGGGTGCTATGGGCTTGAATTTACAGAAAGCAAGTCAAATTGTGTATTTCACCTTAACCGATAAGTCGGAGCTTTTTGAGCAATCAAAGAAGCGTATCCACAGAATCGGTCAAGAAAAACCGTGTTTTTACTATTATTTGCTATGCCAAAACACGGTTGAAATAGACATTTTGGAAACATTGAAAATGCGCAAAGATTATACTGATGCGCTTTTTGAAAAAACCTATAAGAAGGAATGATTCAAAATGAAAAAATGTGGTGCATTTGAATTATGTGTTGTCACAGGAACAAACGTCTGTTGTAAGGGATGTGAGCAGCTATCCACTTGTGGCAGTGCGTGTGAGGACGCATTCGACCTTACACGCACTTGTCCAGACGAAATTGAGCCTGAAACTAAATTGCAGGTATTCCAGCGGGAGCAGATTCAGGTCATTCAGAATATGGTTGACCTCCTGAAAGCTAAGAAGCAGCTAGAAGAAACTGAAAAGAGTGTCCGTTCGAAGCTTACCGAAGCCATGAACGCTTATGGTGTGAAGTCCTTTGAGGGCAACGGACTGAAAGTCACGTTCGTTGCCCCCACTACGAAAACGAGCGTGGATAGCAAGAAACTGAAAAAGGAACATCCTGACGTTTACAGGGAATGCTCCAAAATCTCTAATGTCTCTGCGTCCGTTCGTATCAGCTTGCTTTAAGCTATGGCAGACGAAAAGAATTTTGAGAACCGCTTGAAAAAGTATCTGCAATCTTTGGGGGTTTATCCTCTGGGATACCCCAAAAACAAAATGACTGTTCCCCCCGTTGGCTATTATGAAAAACGTTGGGGTGGCGGATATTCAAAAAGCGGTTTACCAGATATGCACATTGTCCTTAATGGTATTTCTATTGACGTAGAATTAAAAGCGTCAAACGGAAAACCGTCTGAGTTGCAGGTACACAACATCCGACAAATCAACGAGAGCGGTTCAATCGGCATATTACTCTATCCCGAAGGTTTTGAATCCTTTAAGGAAATTATGAAAGGAGTGATGGAATGCAAACTTCACATTCAAGAACTGAATGCTTTGAAAGTTGTAGGCGCAAATACAAAATGCGCTATCTTGAAAAGCTAAAAGTGATTGAGGATTACCAGGCAGACAACGCCCTATTATTGGGGACTGCATTGCATACTGGTATTGAGAAAGACGCTGAAACAGCAATCAAGGAATATTATGACAGCTTCCCCGTGATATCTGATGCCCACATCACTGAAACCATGAAGCTTGAAATGCAGATTGGCAAGGCGAAAGCGATTGTTCCCAGCGGGGAACACGAAGTGTTAATTTCTACCCCAAAGTTCAAAGGCTTTATCGACCTGCTTACACCGGTTGAACCCACAGTATATGACTTGTACGACTTCAAATACTCCAATAACGTGGAGCATTACATGAAGTCACGACAGCTTCACCTTTACAAATTTTATTTTGAGAGAACTCACCCTGGAAAGAAGATTCGAAAACTTTTCTTTCTGTTTGTGCCAAAAAACAACGCCAAACAGAAGAAAACCGAAACATTATACGAGTATCGAAAAAGGGTGCTAAGGGAGCTGGACGAACAACCGCCCAAAGTGGTTGAAGTCCCCTTTGATTACTCTAAAGTTGTAGAGCATCTTGAGTTGGTACAAGACGTTCTACAGGAAATCGAATATGAAGCTAACGAAAGTTGGTTTTGTAGATATTGCGAGTACACCGACTGGTGTAGGAAAGGAATTGATTATATGTTGTTGCCAAAAAATGAAAGACGTGCGGTTGGACAGACCACAAAACGTAAAATCTGGATTTACGGTGCCGCATTCAGCGGTAAAACCACTATGCTGGATGATTGCCCCAGTCCCCTGAATTTGAACACGGACGGAAATATCCAGTTCGTGAGCATGCCTTACCTTTCAATTCGGGATGAAGTGGAGGTCGAAGGTCGCATTACTAAGAGAAAGTATGCGTGGGAAGTGTTTAAAGAAGCTATTTCCGAACTGGAAAAGAAGCAGAACGATTTCCAGACAATCATTGTGGACTTGTTAGAGGACACAAGGGAAGCTTGCAGAGTGTTCATGTACAATAGGTTGGGCATCCAGCATGAGAGTGATTCCGGCTATGGCAAAGGGTGGGATATCATCAAGACCGAGTATCTGTCTACGATGAAAAGATTCTTCAACCTGGACTACGAGAACCTGGTCGTGGTATCTCATGAAATTACTAAAGACATCACTAAGGGGAACGGTCAAACATTGACCGCCATTTCCCCCAATATCCAGGAGTCCATTGCCAACAAGATTGCCGGCATGGTGGATGTTGTCGCCCGTGTAAAAGTCGAAGGTGACAGTAGAACCCTGAATTTTAAGTCCTCAAATACCGTCTTTGGCGGTGGACGTTTGAAGGGCATTAAAACCACCAGTATTCCTCTCTCCTGGGAAGCCCTTATGGGTGTGTACGATGAGGTGAACGCTGGTAAGGCGAAGCCAGAAGCCGCCCCTATGGGAATTACCCCCGCACCTACCACAGAAGTACCATCATCAACCCATATTTTGGTGACTGGTGACCCAATCGAGGTAATCAATCCAGTTGAGGTAATTGAGGAAGAACCTGCTGTTACTTCTACCCCTGGCAGACGGGGCAGAAAACCCCGTAAAACCGCAGAATAAGAAAGGTAAGGTAAAAAATTATGAATATGTTTGAACGTTGGAAACAGGAAATTGATGTTGAAGGTCTTAAGAAGGACATTGAAGAAGCCGCCAATGGTGGCGGTAAGCGGGACTATAAGGAAGTTCCGCATGGAGTCTACGAAGTATCCATTGAAAAGATGGAGATGGTAGAGTCTAAAGCCAGCCACAAACCCATGATGACCGTTTGGTTCAAAGTCATGGCTGGCGAATACAAAGGGAACAAAATTTTCTACAACCAGGTGCTTACCACTGGCACAGGCATTCATTTTGCCAACGAATTTCTCCGCTCTCTTGAGCTTGAAACTGTGAGTGATATTGAGGAAAACGGTGGAAAGTTGTTCACCGGCTGGGAACAGTATTCGAACCTCTTAATGGACTGTACCGAAGAAATGGACGAAAATCACCTCACGTTTGAGCTGGAATATACCAAAGGCAAGAAGGGTTTTTCGAACTACCTCATTGCCGGAGTATTCGAAAACTAATTCCTGATACATGACAAGTTCCGGTCAGTGTTTGAGCTGACCGGAACTACCTACGAGGTTATAGTATGCTCTTTTACGACTTTGAAGTCTTTAGCCACGACTGGCTAGTCGTGGTAATGGATATGACCAAACAAGAAAAACATGTCATTGTTAATGACAAAAATGCTCTTGAAAAGCTCTATAACGACAATCAGAACGAAATATGGACTGGTTTCAATTCAAATCATTACGACCAATACATACTGAAAGGAATCCTTTGTGGGTTTGACCCAAAAAGAATCAATGACTTCATCATTGTGAAAGGAAATCCAGGATGGAGGTTTTCTTCACTGTTTCACAACATCCCATTAAATAATTATGATGTGATGTTGAGCCTGGACAAAGGGCTGAAATGGCTTGAAGGAAGCATGGGAAACAATATCAAAGAAACAGGCGTTCCGTTCGATATCGACAGGAAACTGACAGAAGATGAGATTACCGAAACAGTTAAATATTGTACTCATGACGTGGAACAGACCATTGAAGTGTTCCTACAAAGAAAAGATGAATTTAACGGAAGAATGGAACTTGTGAAACTTGCTTGCAAAGGAAAACCGCTTGACCTGTCTTTGATTTCAAAGACTAAACCCCAGTTGACTGCAATCATCCTGGATGCTCACAGATGGAGAGACAGGAATGATGAATTTGACATTGACTTCCCCGATACCCATCAAGTGAGAAAGTACAAGACTGTTCTTGACTGGTATTCAATTCCTGATAACAGATGTTATTTCAGACATATTCCAGGAAAAAAGAAGATTGAAAAAAATCAATATTCGCTGATGGTCGCAGGGTGTCCACACACATTCGGGTGGGGCGGAGTTCACGGAGCATTAGAAAAATACTCCGGTGAAGGATATTTTCTGATGATGGATGTAGCTTCTCTTTATCCATCATTAATGATTAGATACAACCTTCATAGTCGGAACATATCCGACCCACAAAAATTTGTGGACATATATCATGAAAGACTGGAACTAAAAAAGAAGAAAGACCCATTACAGGCGGTTCTGAAAATCGTGTTAAATTCGACCTACGGTGTATTGAAGGACAAAAACAATGAGTTATTTGACCCTTTAATGTCGAACAAGGTGTGTGTCTATGGTCAGATTCTTCTTCTTGACCTAATTGAGCATATTGAACCTTATGCTCAACTGATTCAGTCCAACACAGACGGCATTTTTATTAAAATGCCTGATGGAGAGGACGAAGATGAATGGTTTAACACCATTGATGACATTGCTTATGAGTGGGAACAGAGAACTGGATTGGTATTGGAATTTGATGAATATAGAAAAGTGTTTCAAAAGGATGTGAACAACTATGTCATCATTTCACCTGATGGACATATCAAATCGAAAGGTTCTTATGTAAAGAAACTATCAAATCTTGATTATGGGGATTTCCCCATTGTTAATCACGCACTAATTGAATACATGGCGAAGGGCGTTCCAGTAGAAAAATTCATCAATTCATGTGACCATTTAAAAGAATTTCAGATGGTCGCCAAAATAACAAGTAAATATTCAACCATTCTGCATGGGGATGAACCTATAAAGGAAAAATGTATTAGAGTGTTTGCGTCCACAAGAGAAACGGACGCAGGGGTGAAGAAGGTATCAATCAGAACAAGGAAGCCTGAAAAGATTGCATCCAGTCCTGAACATTGCTTTATCTTTAACGAAAACATGACTAATATCAGATGTCCTGTGTACCTGGACAAAGAATGGTATATCAATTTGGCAAGAAAACGATTGAAAGACTTTGGAGTGATTATATGAACGAGTCGATAACGATTGATTGGGGAAGCGGCAGAATGCACGTCTATCTAGGACTGTTCTTCCCTACGACTGATAAGAAGATTAGAGCTTTAATAAAAATCATCCACTTAGACTGGGAGCATGAAGAACAGTTAATTTCCAACATTTTGGAGTTTCTGGATGAAGAAATTCCCAGATTGGAAGATTTAAAAAAGAAAAACGCAGAGAAGTTCTTCAATGCCCATCAAGAGGTTTATGACTGTGAACAGCGAGTGTCAACGGGGAAAGCTCCCAACGGTGTAAGACTGACTAATAGTGAATGGATGTACTTTAGGAAAAAACTTGCCTATTGGAAAGGCAGCGTAAGACAGCACGAACGTGACTTTAACCGCTGCGAGAAACGGTTAAAGAAAATTAAGAAAAATATTCAGCTTATAAAAAAGCTGACAGGAAGGAGTGAATAATTTGTGGCAAGGTAGCGAAGTATTCCGAACATATTTCCACGGGAAAACCGATTCGGACGGTAAAACCTCACCGGCTGAAAAGGTCAAAGGAATGCCAGGTCATTCCTGGAACGAAGTCTCCAAAGACGATTCCTTTGGAGCGGTTTTGAATGAGGGTTTTGTTGATATCAGTTTTGATTCCAAAGAGCTGTCAGACAGCTTTTGGAACATGGCTGAGAAAAACAACTGGAACTGTTTAATTCTTGAAAACCCTGAGAATGGTCATATTCATTCTTATTGGAGAAAGCCTGAGAACGGTTTTCAGAAAGACGGACGTGACAGAAAGTTAGCTGTGGGTCTGATTGCAGACATTCATAGTAAAGAAACCTATATCCGGCTCAGAACCAACGGGGTTGACCGTTTTCCCCCGTCCTTTGAACCAGAGACAATTCAGGTTGTGCCAGAGGAATTATTTCCTATAGATACAACCGTTGACCTGTGGGGAATGGGAGCGGGAGACGGGAGAAATGATGAGCTATTCCGGTATATCCTGATTCTTCAATCCAAACTGGGACTTCCCAGCGACATTATTAGAAGGATTTTGGAGAATACCAACGAATTTGTTTTTGGCGAACCGTTGGATGAACAAGAGTTTGAGACAATCACACGAGATGAAGCGTTTGAAAAGCCTACGTTCTTTAAAGATAAGGCATTCTTATTCAACGAGTTTGCTGTATACCTAAAAAACGTACACCACGCAGTGAGAATTAACAATCAGCTCCACATTTATGAGGATGGCGTATATCTACCTGGGTATCAACGAATTGAACAGTTGATGATTCAGCAGATACCCACGTTGAAGAAAACTCAGCGCAGAGAAGTTCTTGATTACATGGTGCTTATTGCACCAGAAGTAAAACCAGCTGATGCCAATTACATTGCATTCAGGAACGGTATTTACGACATAGCACATGATAGCTTACTTCCATTTAGTTCAGAGTACGTTATCACCAACAGAATAGATTGGGATTATAACCCTAACGCCTACTCTGAGCTGGCGGATAAGACCCTAAACAATTTGTCCTGTGATGATTCTGACATCCGCTTGTTACTAGAAGAAATGATTGGATATTGCTTCTACAGAAGAAATGAGTTGGGAAAAGCTTTCATCTTGACCGGTGACAAATCCAACGGCAAAAGCACATTCCTGGATTGCATAAAGGCAATTCTGGGAGTAAACAACGTTTCTGCATTGGAATTTGATGAATTGAACGACCGATTTAGCACGTCTATGATGTTTGGAAAATTGGCGAACATTTCAGACGATGTATCGGACGACTTTCTAGCCGGAAAACAAGTGAGTACCTTCAAGAAAGTTGTTACAGGCAACCGGATTAAAGCCGAACAAAAAGGACAAGACCCTTTTGAGTTTGAGCCATATATCAAATTGATTGGGTCTGCGAACGATATCCCCAGAATGAGAGACAAGACGGGAGCGGTACTCCGAAGGTTGGTCATCATCCCATTCAACGCACGATTCTCAAAGTATCTGCCAGACGGGACACTTGACCCAGAATATAACCCCTGGATTAAGTACGACCTGGTGAAACAAGAATCCATTGAATACCTGATTAAGCTGGGAATAGCTGGACTGAAACGAGTATTGGAGAACAACGGATTTACAGAGTGTTCGGTTGTAAAAAAACAACTCAGTGAATATGAGGAAGAAAATAATCCGATTCTTGCTTTCCTGGCAGATTGTGAACCAGATGAAATTGAGAATGAACCAACACCGAATGTGTATCGCCGGTATACGGTTTTCTGTGCTGAGAACAACATGACTCCGATGGCGAACAACGCATTTACCAAACAAGTTTGTAAGCGGTTGAAGCTAAAAGTATCCGATAAGCGTATTAACGACAAAAAAACCAGGGTTTATGTGCCTGTGGAGGAAATACAATGAGTGAACGAGAATATGAGGACTTCATGTGCGCCTGTGCGCTTGAGTGGTAAGGAATATTGAAATGGTGAAGGAAGAACATGATACCATAATCCTATCAGGCGAAGATGCAAGAAACGTTTTAATCCCAAGAAAACTAGTCGATTCTACAAAAATCGAAGAAAAACTGGCGTTCACTGAGCTTGAAAACGGATTTAAAGTAGATTTACCGGATTTTGAATTGGAGGAACCCAATGAAGATGGATAAAGTGGCTGGGAGCGGGAACGATGAATTTTATACCCCAGCATATGCTGTAGTTCCCATTATGAAGTATGTTCCGAAGGGAGCGAAAATTTGGTGTCCGTTCGATACGGACGAAAGCCTATTCGTGAAAATATTTAGAGAATCCGGTCATGAGGTCATAGCCACGCACATTTCTAGCGGGAATGATTTCTTTAAAACCGCTGTGCCGGACTGTGATTACATTGTAAGTAACCCCCCCTATTCTGTGAAAACAGAGGTGCTAGAGCGGTTATTTAAAATTGGAAAACCGTTCGCTATGTTGGTGGGAGTGGTAGGACTGTTTGAAAGTCAGAGACGCTTTGAAATGTTTAAGGCGCATGAGTTTGAGATTATGTACCTGAACAAAAGAGTTGCTTACTTTCAGAACTACACTGACAAGAAACCGTCACTCAATCCCCCGTTTAGCTCTGTTTATGTATGTCATGGAATACTACCTCAACCCGTTGTGTTTGAGGAAATAAAGAAAGGATGAATGACAATGACAGGAAATGAATATCAGAAGCTGGCAATGAGGACTTGCAGTATTCCTTATGAGAGGAAAGATGACCGGCTGTTCCATGCCGTGTTTGGTTTGAACAGCGAAGCAGGAGAGGTTGCAGGTATCCTACAGAAAATGTATCAGGGACACCCATTCGATGTGGAGCATATCAAGAAGGAACTGGGCGACTGCCTGTGGATGGTTGCAGAAACCTGTGAAGCATTGGGTATTAACATGGATGATGTTATGGAGATGAACATTGAGAAGTTGAAAGCCCGTTATCCAGACGGATTCTCTACCGAAAAATCTCTCCACCGCAAGGCGGGTGATATTTGATGGGCAAGCCAATTCGATTGATTGAACTTTTCGCAGGAATTGGGAGTCAAGCAATGGCTTTAAAGGATATTGGAGTCAAATTTGAACATTACAGAGTGGTCGAATTTGATAAATTCCCATTAAAGAGCTATAACGCTATCCACGGCACTAACTTTTCTACTATGAACATAACTCAAATTCGAGGCTCTGATTTAGGTATTGTTGACGTTGATAAGTTTACTTACTTACTTATTCGTTTCCGTGTCAGGACTTATCAGTAGCCGGAAAAGGGAAAGGAATGAGTAAGGGCGGCGGAACTCGTTCTGGTTTATTGTGGGAAGTGGAACGCTTGCTCAATGAAACTGAAAATCTTCCTCAAATCTTAGTAATGGAGAATGTACCACAAGTTCACGCAAAGAAGAACACACCTGATTTTCAGAATTGGCTAGACTACCTTAAATGCAGGGGTTACAAAACATTTTGGAAAGATATGAATGCGGCAGATTACGGGATACCTCAATCAAGAAAACGTTGTTTCACTGTAAGCGTGTTGGGAGATTATGAGTTTCGATTCCCTGCCCCTATCCCGCTGGAAAGAGTAATGAGGGACTATCTGGAAGATGAAGTAGATGAAAAGTATTATCTCACGAGTGATAAAGCCAAAGAATTGATTGATAACCTTGTTTTTAACGGAAAAATTATTGGTGAGTGTGGTCTGAAAGACAAAGTGTCGTTCTCTGCAACGGTATCCGAACCGTTGGACTTTCAACAGTTCGGATACATAGGAACGGGAAAACACCAGAGTAATACGGTCTATGGTTCAGATGAACCCTCTACGACTATAACTACAGCATCTCGGAAAGAGCAATTGAAGGTGGTTGAATGGCAGAAAATTAACATAATAGGTCATATGGACAATACAAAAGACCACACTTTCGAGAGTGCAAACCGAGTCTATAACTCAAGTGGGCTATGCCCCACCATCCCCACTTGTGGGGGTGGTGGTATCCAACCGAAGGTATTAGACGTTATGCCCTTGAGAATGGTTCGCACAGAAGAAGGTAAGAATATCCGAAAATTATATGAAACAGGGAAAATCCATCATAAATTTAATGAGTATAGAGAGGCTGACCCTCGAACGGATGGACTCATAAACACTATCACAACTGTCCAGAAAGACAATATTTTATGTGAAGTGAGCATAATCAATGAAATCCCAGAGCAATTTCAAAGATTCGTCTATGTGATAAACGGGGAGTTGTACTTGATAAGGATTAGAAAGCTTACCCCACTTGAATGTTGGCGGTTAATGGGGTTTTCGGACGAAGATTTTCATAAGGCTGAAAGTGTAGTAAGCAACACTCAGCTTTACAAGCAGGCTGGAAACAGCATTGTGAAGCAGGTACTCATGAAGATATTTGAACAAATCCTGAACTTATATTAATAAGGAGGAAGCCTTATGAATAGAGCGGAACGGCGGAGATTGAAAAGGCAAGGTATCAAGCGTGGGCGGGAGCCTACCTTGAATTTAAAAGTGAACGTGTTTAATGATGCTGTTGCCACAGCGAAAGACCGTGCCACACAAGCGGCAATCCATGAGATTGACCAGCAGATTCTTGACAGAGACAAGCAATATTCTCTGGATATTGCTTCAATGGTTCTATGGACGCTTCATGTCCACTGTGGGTTTGGCAAGAAGCGTTTAGAGAGCTTTTACAGAGCTATGGTTCAGGAGCATTTACGGATGCGGAAATGTTATGAACTGGATGACACCTATCCTGAACGCTACAAGCTGAAAGAACAGTGTGAGGTGGACGTAGAAGCTCTGTGGGCTGAGTTTGAAGGAGATTAAAAAATATGCCAAAACACACGATATCCGACTTATATCAGATGCAGTCAATGCCACTGGATGTTAAAATCCGAATGACTCAGCATAGAGTCAAACTTTGGGTTGATGAATACGGAGAAGAAAACGTCTATATTAGCTTTTCCGGCGGGAAGGACAGCACAGTCTTACTTAACATTGTTCGTGAAAAATATCCTGATATGCTAGCAGTATTTGTGGATACGGGTCTGGAATACCCAGAAATTAGGGAATTTGTGAAAACGTTTGCCAATGTGGTGTGGCTCAAACCTAAGAAAACGTTCCGCACAGTCATCGAAGAATATGGGTATCCCTTTATTTCAAAGGAAGTATCCGACAAGGTTTATAAGGTTCGGTCAAAACCTGATGGAAGTGCCGCTCAAAGTTTTGACCCAAACAGTAACAAAATACAGAAATATGGTGCTCGTTATGATTATAGCAAGTGGGGGTTCTTGATTGATGCACCTTTCAAAATTGGTGCAAACTGTTGCAATGTAATGAAGAAAAATCCGGTAAAGTGTTTTGAGCACAAGACAGGGATGAAGGGTATCACGGCTCAAATGGCGAGTGAAAGTAGTTTAAGAACAACTCAATGGTTGAAGTACGGTTGTAACGCTTTTGATAAGAAACGTCCTATCTCTAACCCCATGAGTTTTTGGACAGAACAAGATATTCTGCGTTACATAAAAGAGAATAATCTCCTTATCTGTTCTGTGTATGGGGAAATCATTGAAGAATCAAATACCCATAAACTAGTTACCACGGGTTGTAATCGAACGGGTTGTATGTTTTGCGGATATGGCTGTCACCGTGAAAAACCAGGAGAAGGACGTTTTTTACGGATGAAAGAAACCCACCCACAACAATATGATTATATTATGCGTCCGTGGAATGAGGAAATAACAACCATAGACCCAAAAACCGGAAAGGAAATTACTACAACTAAAACTGGTCTTAATTACAAGGAAGTAATTGACTGGATAAACAGCCACGGTAATTTCAATATTGAATATTGAAAGGGAGTAACAAAGAATGACGGACGAACTTAGAGAGGATTTGAAACGACTGGAACAGCTTGACAGGCTCATTACTTATGAGCAATATTTTCTGGATACAATGAAAACTACGCTGTTTGACCTAAAAGAACCCAATACACTTGCTGAACAAGAAGAAATTATAGGGAAACAGCAAAGTATCATCAATCAAGTTATTGATGAATTTATTGACCTGAAAGCTGACATCAACCGAAAACTTGACCAGTTGGAGGGAACCCACGATGACGACTAATGGCATGAAGAACTTGTGTGCCGCTATTGTAGGACAAGCCGCCAAAGATTATTTTTATCTCCAAAGTGGACTCAAACCTAACCCACCAGGGTCAGACGTGACAATAAAGGAGTGTGAGGAATTTTTCTACTCCCAATATTTTGAGTCGTTGTGCGACTTAGACCCGCAGGACGTTATAGAAGCTCTGGACAAGAGAGCTGAGAAAGTCGTCTTGAAATACATAGTCAAACACGATGGGGACAGGTATTCGGTTTACCCTGTTGACGACTCTACCCCATACCCAGAAGCAACAAGGGTGAGCAAGAAAAAAGCCCGAAAAGTGGCAGCAGAACTGAACGAACTGCCTTTGGGTCTTTATGGAAAACTTTGGAAACAAGAGAGGTACAAGTATGATTAAGATTGAAAACACACACGTTGAGGGCTGGGAAGCAGCCATCAGAGGTATGAGGAACCCTATGAACTCCTGGGATAAGTCCGATAGTGTGATGTATATTGATGGGCTTAGAATGGGTCAAAATGACCTACTTCTAGCAAGTAAGTTGGCGAAAGCCGGAAATGACCATGCTAAGTTTTTAAGAATGATTGTCGTAAGTGCGGATATTACCGCCCCACTGTATTGGTGGAAAGAGTTTGATACCTATAAAGTAGGTACTGTAGCTAACTCCTGTTCTACCATGCACACAATTCATAAGGAGCCGTTCACGCTGGATGATTTCAGTCATGAACACTTAAATGCTATCAGTATGGAAGTATTGGAATTTACTATTGATATGTTGAACCAGGCTCGCAAGCTGTATCAGCAGCGCAAAGAGAAAGACTACTGGTGGCAGATGATTCAGCTTCTTCCTTCTAGTTATAACCAGCGTAGAACAGTCATGCTGAATTATGCAGTGCTGCGAAACATCTATCACTCCCGTAAAGACCACAAGTTAGACGAGTGGCGGATGTTCTGCGAATGGGCTGAATGGTTGCCTTACTCTGAGGAGCTAATTTGTTCTTGATTTGTCAATGACAGATATTAAAACGGTGTTCCGCTTGACGATTCAAGTAGAGCTTTAAGCGGAACAAATTGAGGTTTAAGCGGAACGGAACAAGCGGAACAAACGGAACAAATGCTCGTTTTGTGTTCCGCTTACCTAGAAATGTTCCGCTTGTGTTCCGCTTAACAAAACCTTCAAGCGGAACAAGTTTTACAGAGAATTGTTATAAATTATTAGAAAATTACTTACCCTGCACATTAAATTGACACTAAAAAGTTAAGGGTGTTCCGCTGTTCCGCTTGAAGGGCAAAGTTCTTTATTATTTTAAGAAAATAAGGAAAATAAGAGAAAAAAATAAGAAATCTAATAATAATAATAAATATATAGACAGTAAGCGGAACAGCGGAACATGATTAAAGATATATTCCAATAAAATACAAGGAGGATGCTTTATGGCAAGAACGAAAGGTGCAAAAGACAAGAAACCCAGAAAGCGGGCAGAGGTCGGAAATCGACCTTGTGACAGCAGTCCCGTTATCCAGGGACATAACCCCGTAGTTCCACCTGGGTACAACACGGAGTTGGTAGAGTTTTTAGAGAAGATTACCCCCACGGAACCGCTGAACATTCACGACGTTGACGAAATGCAACGGCGATTTGACCGATATCTTCGCTTATGCGGAGAATACGACAAGAAGCCTGGGAACATGGGTGCGTATTTGGCGATTGGGATTAATAAAGACCAGGCATGGGATTGGGCGAACGTGGATAAAGGAGATTCGAAACGTGCGCTCTTTATCAAAAATGTACAGCAAAAATGCGCATTTATACGAGAATCCCTTATGAATGATAACAAAGTGCAGCCTGCAACGGGAATCTTCTGGCAGAAGAACTATGACGGGTTGCGTGACCAGCAGGAAGTTGTCGTCACGCCTAATAACCCTCTAGGCGAACTGAAAGACGCTGAATCGCTCCAACGGAAGTATCTGGACTCAGCCTATGGACTGGTAGAACAAGTCGATACAGAGCCTGAGAAAAAGCCCTAAGTGCCTTTATGGGCTTTATGGGCTTTATGACCTTTTTGCCTGTCACATGGTGGGGACTAACAGCGTCATGTGACCTCTGCTATTGTGACGGTCTGATGGAATACCCCTCAGACCGTCTGTGCGCCCCTCAGAAGTCGTCTAACGGTTTGACCATGAAGTTACATAGCCAAAATTTAAAACGATTGTGAAGCCTCTCAGAGCGTCACAGGGCTATGAGCAAAAAATAAAGCTGTCAACCGCTCAGCCGGTCAACAGCTTAGAAGAAAAAAAGGGTGTAGCGGATTGCTACACCCTGTCTTTTATTAAACTTATTTCTTAAATGCACTTAAGAACTTTTCTAAAAGTGTCGGTTTGATAATCCTGTCAGGTCGCTGAGATATCCAATGATTAACAAGCCGGTCAATCTCTGTCTGGTCTATCATAGGGATATTATACAATGTCATACCTTCCGGTGTCATATAATATCCCTGACCATATCGGGGCAATACCTCACAACCTCTAACGCCTAAAATGTTGCGGCTGTCCTGTGCTGAGCGTGTTCGCAATCCTAATCTTGCATCAAAATTGACTTTAATTGCAGTTGGAATAACGGTAGCAAGCGGGCATTGGGTACAGGCGATAACGTGGACTTTTGCCGCTCGTCCTATTTGGGCAAGGCGTTGTATAAGCGGTTGTACCTGCTTTTTGTTGGTGGTCATCAAGTCTGCAAGTTCGTCAATAATGACGTATATATCACTACCAACGTACTTCTTGATTCTCATGTATTGCATTTCCTGGTAACGTCTCTCCGTTATTCTTAACGCCCCTTGCAGGGCGTTGACCATTTCTGCCGGCTCACTAGCATAGTAGAGCGTATGCGGTAAATCTTTGTAATCAATCAATTCTACCCTTTTCGGGTCAATCAGGATAAAATTGATGTCATTTGGGTTCTGATATAATGCAGTGTAAACTATACCGTTTACAACTACACTTTTACCAGAGCCTGTTGCACCTGCTATCAATAAATGTGGTTGTTCTAACATATCCTTGTATAGCTGATAATATCTACCAGTAGGTGTTGTCCAAACGTTCAATATTATCCCCCCTATTAAAAAACCCCTGCCCTTCTCAGAGCAGGGGTTTACAGAATTGATAAAATGATTGTACGCTGGAAACAGCGTACAATCAATACTTTATTTTTAAATTCTCACACATTCGTCCAATGGGATTCTAACCCCATTGATTCGAATGAATGCTTTTCCGCTCGCCGTGTAACTGATTTTCACACGGTGGTAACTCTTGCAAGAACAGAATGCTCCACTCACACAGAAAACATAATCTTCAATACCGTATTCGATTCCATGAATTTCCACTCCTGCCAAACCGCTATAATAAGCGATAGTTTCGCGGGTGGTACAATATTCTCTCGCTGTCATCTTTCGTCCTCCATTCTTTCATAAAATTCATGATGAATCATAAGTTTGTCATTGTCCGTTTTGCCAAAACGGACTAAATAGCAGGAACTCCATTCGTTCAAAAAGTGTTCGTATACAGCAGCGATACCATGTTCACATTGTACCAAAAAGTTATCTAACAGGCAGCCTTGTATAAAATCGCCTGTACAAATTGCCTTATTTTGATACATCCAACGGTCGAGACAATCGGGGTTCAAGTAAAATTCGATCATTCGTTGTCGTCCCCTTTCACAATGCGAACGTTAGTTAGAACATAATCCCAACTAGTACCACAGTGAGTTACACCCCACAAATACATATTTAACGCACTATTGTACCAAAGGGGTTCATTCACGTCTTGTAAAATCTCTACACCCTGGTCGCTAACAATAAACCACTGGTAGATTGTATCCCAACTGCCTTGTTCGTCCTCCAACTGACACAAGCGTTCTTGCAATTCTTCAATCCGGCCGCTGTTGTCCTTTTCGGAGTTTTCCAACTCGTCAATTCGTTCTTCTAACTCCTCAATTTCTTCGGCGTTGTCAACCCAGCCACAAACGGGTTCCCATTCACCCAAACCGACACGCTCAGTTTGCGCCATGATATCATTACATAAAACATGGTTAAACGCCTTTGACAACGTGAGATAATCAAGACGGTGGTACTTGCGTCCGTAATCGCTCACACGGTTCCCACAAAAATAGTCAGTTTTCATTGTAAACATAAGTTTTACCTCAACTTTCTGCCTTTAAAGGCGTTTTTATTCAGATTGTTTCCTCAATCCCCCATGCGTCCAACATGTCGTTAATATACTCTACATCCTCCGCTTCCAATGGTTCCCAACTTACGTCTGGGTCATTCAAAATATGCTGAATGACTCTAAGGTCATCCCGTGCAAAGTCATTGTCAGAGTCTTCCAAAGTTGTCAAAGTGTCGGGGTCTCCCTCCGTGGTAATAAGCCAGCCGCCATAAAGGGGAGCGATACCCTTATAAAGGGTCTGCCCCCAAAATCGTGTCAATGGGTCATCTGAATCGCTGATTTGAATAGCATATCGCAAATCACATTTACAAGGGGCGGTAGGTTCGGTGATAATTAAGGTTTTCATAATAAATGCCTCCTAGTTTTAAGTGCCGACAAGCGGTAACACAGCTTTCCAGTTATGCCATTTCTTCAAATGGTATGCGGGTGCTTTCCCTTGTCATTTTTGTTTCAAGTTTCGTTTTTGATTCAGTTTTCAAGTTTCACTCTGGTTTTTTCCAGACCTCCCAGGGCTTTCGCCCTGGGAACGCTTTGGGCTTGACCGGCTGTTTTGAGTCGCCCAAACGACTTTTTTACGCCTTTAAAGGCGTGTTTTACATTAAATTTTTTTAATGTAGTATGTTACATAGACATAACTACTTGTATCCCACCTGGGAGATACCCAAATGAACCCTTTCCCAAACCGTCCACTATAGGGTTCACAGTGTCCGTTTCCCTTTCGGGACTCGTACCCACGCCGTGAAGCTGTGTGGTGATTAATGTAAGTCGGGTCGGCTTCAAACTCCGCCTGGGACTTCCAGCGGTCCCAGTCCCAGATATCTTCCCAAAAAGATGAAATTGGGACAGTTTCAACGAACCAGTCAACTTTGATGAGACGGGAGGCATCGTCAACTTCTCCGAACCATTCAAGGGCTGCCTGCTCCGCCGCCGCTCTACTGGTAAACTGTGCTTCCTGAACTTTCCCGTCAATCAGCGTCACAGCGGATTCAAACCCGCATTCACTTTCACATTCTCGATACATGATACGATATTTCATACTATTTGTTTTCCTTTCAGAACGGTGCTCATTGGTTGTTTCCTTTACCGTGATTAAATTATATCATAAATTATCGAACGTGTCAATAGCAAATTTGATAATTAGTGATATTTTTTCAATCTTTGAAAAGTTTTGTTTCTTTTGTACGATTTTTACCGTATACATATTATAATACGATTTTTTTCGTTTGTCAAGTGGTTTTGTACGATTTTTTTCGTAAATTTTAAGTGCGTTGTGGCGTGTGTACCAACTGTTGAGTTTTAGCACACTAGCAAGCATAGCGGCGTCCACTCGTGTTCACAGGTTCTTTCACTGGTCTACACTGGTCAGCATTGCACGTTGTTCTTTCACAAGTATTCTAATTTGATTACTATTCATTCCTAGGTATTCACTGATTTTCATAATATTTTACTAATAATAAGGGGTAGAGGGGGATATTTTGAGGGTGTGGCGGCGGGGGTGAGTCCCAAAATTTCCGCAAAAAATAAAAAAGACCTCTTGACTTACGATTTAAGTCGTAGTATCATAATGTGTGAGAGGAGGATTACACATGACACATTCCGAAGCTGTTAAAGAAATAATGAAAGCTAAGTCCATGACTCTATCCCAGATGGCACGAATTATGAATAAGTCTCTTAGACTTATTAGTGATAGGGTGAATACCTCTAAGAGCATCAACCTCAAGAATCTTGAGGAAATGTTGGACGTACTGGACTATAAAGTAGTTGTTATGCCCAAAGGTGGTAAGCTGCCAAAAGATGCCTTTGAGATTAGAGTGGTGAATAAGGAGACTAAACCATGATTTACGGGTATGCAAGAGTAAGCACTGTGGGACAGAAGAATGACGGTAATTCTTTGGAAGAACAATCAAATCGCCTGGTTGAAAATGGTGCGGCGAAGATTTATGTTGATGCATTTACTGGAACCAAAGTGGATAGACCTGAGTTTAGCAAGCTCTTACAAGTGGTAAGAGATGGAGATACCATCATGGCAACTAAGCTAGACCGTATCTCCCGTTCCGCTTCTCAGGGTATTGAGCTGGTAGACAAGCTACTGAGTAGGGGTGTAAGCGTACACATCTTAAACATGGGTGTGATGAACAATACCCCCACTGGAAAACTCATTCGTAATATCATGTTTTCATTCGCTGAGTTTGAAAGAGACATGATTGTCGAACGTACTTCTGAGGGGAAAGCTATTGCACGTCAGCGAGAGGGTTACCATGAGGGACGAAAAGCGATTGTGTTTGATACTGATTTGTTTGAACAATGTCGCAAAAAGCAAAAAGAGGGTGTGATGACGGTCAACGAGTGTTGTAAAGTCCTGGGAATTTCCCGTAGTACCTGGTATGATAGGGTTAGAAATTCCTTATTGACAATATAGCGAAAGAGTGATATGCTTTAACCACAAAATTAAGGAGGCTTTATTATGAAATGTAAAGTTGCAATTAAGACCGTATTAAAGAATAGAAAATTGGCTCAGGTGGATTTGGTTACGCTTATGGGGGTGAGGAGTCAATCCACAATTAGTAGTTCACTGAATCGTGATATGCAGATTTCCACATTTCTCCGTTTTCTGTCTGCTCTGGACTGCAAGCTCACAGTGACCGATACTATAACGGGCGAGGAATACGAGATAACAGAATAAAAGTAATGATAAGAGTAATGGTAAGCATTACTTTGTCCAATGGGACTGCCCTTTACGGGCAGTCCTCTTTTGTTTTAGGAGGTAAAAATGAGTGCTGATTATAGAAAATTGAAAGGTCGCATGAAAGCTGCTATCAAAGCACATCCATTAGACTTTGAGCCTTACAATGACTGGTTTGAACTTTGCCGCATTTGTGAACAAGGCGGCAAGAGTCCCCGCCTTACGGCTCATAGGTGGAATCATGAGTTAAGACCACTAATCACTAAAGCCATTTACGAAGCTGCCAGGGCGGGTAAATTTGATGCTGCTGAAAAGTTTGATAATCTGCTGTATCGGTCATTGCTGCTGGGCGCACCTAGGTTTTTTGATGATTATCTGCAAGCAGTAGAGTTTGGAAAGCCTTTAGATAAGAAATTTTATCAACCCCGCCGTCATTATCTTAAGCGATATGTGGACGCATATCAGGAAATTTTGGACGGTAAGTTGGATTTTCTGTCTATTTCAATGCCCAAACGAGCCGGAAAGTCTCAGTTAGGTATCAATTTTGTGAATATGCTGTCAGGTAAGCACCCTGACCGCTCCACTCTCATGGAAGGTACCGGAGATGACCTAGTTAAATCGTTTTACAACGGGTGTTTGGAGTACCTGCAAACACCTAGCGATTACCATTACTACGACATCTTCCCGAATTGCAAGTTGGTGCAAACCAACGCTGATACGAAGATTATCAACTTGAATCATAGGTCACGTTTCCCCACGGTTATGTGTCGTTCCATTGACGCAAGACAGGTAGGCTTGTCCGAAGCAACAAATCTTCTGTATCTGGACGACTGTGTTGAGGGTCGTGAAGAATCTAAAAATCGTCAGCGTTTGGACGATAAGTGGGAAGTAATTTCAGGTGACGTTATTGGACGTGCTATTGAAAGAACACCTATTGTCATTTGTGGTACACGATATTCTTTGTATGACCCCATTGGACGGTTGCAGGAAGAAATGAGAAAACAGGGTAAGCGAATGAAGATTATCGAAACGCCAGCTCTTGACCTGGTGACAGACGAAAGCAACTTTGAGTATATGCGAGAGGGGCAGAAGGTTTTCACAACCCAATATTTTCGTGACCAAAGAGATATGCTTTCCTCTGAACAGTTTGAATCTGAATTTCAGCAACAGCCGTTTGAAGCCAAAGGTTTATTGTTCCCTGATAGTAGTTTGAACCGCTTCTTTAAATTGCCTGTAGATCGTGACCCAGACAGTATTATCGCCGTGTGCGATACCGCTGATAGCGGTGCTGATTACTGCTCTATGCCGATTGCCGCTGTATACGGAGACGAGGTTTATATTATTGACGTTGTGTTTGATGATTCACCGCCAGAGGTTACAAAACCTGAGTGTGCGAAAGCTCTTATGGAAAATAAAGTGGTGGCGTGTACGTTTGAGTCGAATAACGCTGGTTCATATTTTGCTAGGGACATTTCCCAGATTATGATTGATAGACAATATGTCTGCAATGTTCGAACTAAGAGAACCATCAGCAATAAACAGACTCGTATTGAGTTTGCGTCCGATACTATTATTAAGAACTTCTATTTCAAAGATTCATCCTTGTATGAACGGAACAGCCAGTATGCAGCGTTCATGAAGCAGGTGATTACTTATACTCGTTCTGGTAAAGTCCCCCACGATGATGCACCAGACTCATTATCGCTGCTGGAAAACGAATTGAGAGGTCTTGTAGGGTCAAAAATTGAAGTTTTTCGCCGTCAGTTTTAACTTTTATGGGTTGAGTCTTCAATGCTATGCTGTGAAGATTACTTGCATTAAACATTGGAGAGTGGTATAATTATAATATAAGGAAGTGATAAACGTGATTAGACTACACGGTAGGCGAGTCATTAAAACAGATAACAAAACAGTGACTACGGAAAACGTGGTAGGGATATTGCGCAAGGCACTTCCTTACCATTGGAAAAACAGAAGTGAAATCCAATACCTTTGGGGATATTACAAGGGCAGACAACCGGTTCTGGATAGAGTGAAGCAGGTTCGTCCTGAGATTAAGAACACAATCGTTGAGAACAGAGCAAATGAAATTGTGTCTTTCAAGTCAGGGTATCTGATGGGTGAACCCTTACAGTATGTATCTCGTGGAACTGGCGAAAATTTGGCAGACGCTATTAACCAGCTCAATGAGTATGTATTCGCTGAGGAAAAGCCAGCAAAGGATAAAGAGTTGGCTGACTGGTTTCATATCTGCGGAACGTCTTATAGAATGGTTCTTCCCGATGAGGAAGGTGCAGAAGATGAGTCTCCGTTTGAGATTTACACTTTAGACCCACGAAACACGTTTATTGTTTACCATAATGGACTAGGTGAAAAACCTGTATTGGGTGTAAAGTACGTTGTGGATGAAAACGGGGTAACTCATTACAGTTGCTACTCTGACAGCGAATATTTTGAAATCGTTGAATCGAAGGTAGTTGCTCATGACTCACATATTCTGGGTGGCATTCCCATCATTGAGTATCCGCTCAACCTTGCCCGTATTGGTGCGTTCGAACTGGTAATCCCGTTATTGGACGCTATCAACGCAACTGACAGTAACCGTATGGACGCTGTGGAACAATTCGTGCAAGCGTTAATGCTGTTTCACAATGTGGATATTTCCTCTGACGACTATAGTCAGCTCAGAGAAGAAGGTGCCATCAAGTACCGTGATGCTGACCCTCAGATGAAGGCTGAAATCAGCTATTTGGTAAGTAATCTGAATCAGAGTGAAACACAAACACTGGTTGACCATTTCTATCAGACAGTATTGACCATCTGTGGAATGCCAAACCGCAACGGTGGTACTTCTACCAGTGATACTGGTTCTGCTGTCATCATGCGTGATGGCTGGTCAGCGGCAGAAGCGAGAGCAAAGGATAGCGAATTGATGTTCAAGAAGTCCGAAAGACGTTTCCTGCGACTGGTTTTGAATATCTGCCACACACTGACTGGTATGAATTTGAAAGTGTGTAATATTGAAATTCGATTCACACGAAGGAATTATGAGAACATTGTACAGAAAGCACAGGTTCTTGACTTACTGCTGAAAAACGGGAAAGTTCATCCCCGTCTGGCATTTGAGCATTGTGGCTTGTTCGTGGATTCCGACCTTGCCTATACAATTAGTGCTGAGTATGCGGAAGAACAAACAAAGAAGCTTTTGGAGCAGGAGGAAACGCAAGATGACCCCGACAATAACCCCCAAAATGGTGGAAGTAATGCAAACCTTGCTCAAGCAGGGTAATCGAGTTGAACTGTCAATCGAACAAGGCAAAGTGGCGATTGTTAAAATCAAACGTGAACTGAAAATGAAAGAATGATATCCAAACAACGGTTTGGATAAGTCCTGTTTTTTATTGTGAATAAGAATGAAGAAAGAAATCTTAGAACGATATTTGGCGGCGTTTGATGAGATTAACGCACTTACAAGTATCAGTTATAAATCCGCTGGTGAGGACGTGTCTCAAATTAAGGACGACATTCTCTCCTTCCTGGTCAATGCGTATGAATTGGGAATACAATCTGTGTCTCAAATGTTGGATTGCCCGACTTTGCCGGTTGATGTGTCTCAACTTCAAAAAGTCATTTACACAAAAATTGACGGTAAAAATTTTGAGAACCGTGCAGATGAGCATTTTCAGAACGGCGATTTGGCGAGACTTCAAATTTTAGTTGAGTCCGAATTTCACAGAGTTTATAATTCGGCTCTAAATGATGGTGCTAAGAGATTTTCTAATTTATACGCTGACCAGATTACCAAAACATGGATTACGGTTGGAGATGAACGAGTTAGGGATACTCACCGTTATTTGGAACAGGCAACTGTTCCTATTGATAGTGAATTTTACACTTACGATAATGACCATGCTCCTTACCCTGGTGCTTTTACGAAAGCTGAGAACAACGTGGGGTGTAGATGCATTATTGAATATCGGAAAGTGTAGCGGTAGGGAAACCGCTTATAAATATCGCAAAAACTCAAGAAAAGAGTATAAAACGGATATAAAAATGTGAGGGAACACATGAAAACGCAAGGAGGATATAACTATGAGTTATTTGAGTGATTTGTTGGGTAATGCTTACCGTGAGGGTATGTCCGAAGAAGAAATTTCTGCCGCATTGGAAACGGTTGAAGCTAATAATGGTGCAGAATATAGCCGTTTGAAAGCTGCGTTGTCTAAAGCTAATTCTCAAGCTGCTGATTATAAGAAGCAGTTGAGAAGTAAGCTGACAGAAGATGAAGCTGCTGCCGCTGCAAGACAGGAAGAATATGACAATCTCATTGAGGAAAATAACAAATTGAAGCGGTCAATCGAACTTTCCAACAAAACCACCCGACTTGTAGGTATGGGCTACGATACTGAACTAGCTGCGGCAACCGCTGCGGCAATGGTTGACGGTGACATGGACACCGTGATGAATAACCAGCTCAAGTATATTGAAACCCAGAAGAAATCTATTCTGGCGGAAAAGTTGAAAAGTACTCCCAGACCTACACATGGTTCTGAGAATGCCGTCAACGACTACCAGAAGAAAATTGCAGAAGCACAGGCTAACGGAAATTATTCCGCCGCTGCATATTACACACGTCTGTCGTCCCAGTTGGAGATTGACCAGACCGAATAACAAAGGAGAAAAGATAAATAATGGCAGATGTTATTGCAACTAGTTTTGGTGTACTGAATTATAGTGGTATGCTCTTTAACAAGGGTAATACTCGTACCCCTCTTAGTTCCATTATTGGTTCTAAGGCAAAGACTACAAATCACGTTGAGTTCGTTACAGGTCAGGAATACACGGCAGGTGGTGATGGTTCTCAGCCTGAAATTTCTGAAACCGCATCTCTGACTGCCCCTGACAGCACTGTGACCACTCGTGAGCAGAAAACCAATGTGACCCAGATTTTCCAGGAGTCTGTTGGCATTTCTTACGGAAAAATGTCCAACATGGGTACTCTGTCTGGTTTGAACGTGGAAAATCAGCAGGCTAACCCCATGAATGAACTGGACTTTCAGGTTGCAGCGAAAATCCAGAAGGTGAATCGTGATATTGAGTACACCTTCATTAACGGCACCTATAATAAGGCTACATCCGATGCAACTATCAACAAGACCCGTGGTCTTGTTACCGCTATTACCACTAACGTCACTGCAATGAAAAGTAAAGCTCTGGGTCTGTGGGACATTGCCGACATGGTTAAGAAAATTTATGGTGCAAATGCACCCACTGACGGTCTTTGTCTGTGGTGTGATGCTACTACCCTGTTTCAGGTTAACGCCGATGCAGTTCAGAACGGCTTGACTGTTGTTCCTGCCGCTCGTGAGATTAACGGCATTAATTTGTCCAGTGTGGTAACCCCCATTGGAGTTGTTTACCTGTACCTGGGCGAATGTCTCCCCGCTGGTACTGCGTTGCTGCTGAATTTGGACGTGATTGCTCCCGTCTATCAGCCTGTACCTGGTAAGGGTAATTTCTTCCTGGAACCGCTTGCAAAGACTGGTGCTGGTGAAAAGTATCAGCTCTTTGGTCAGATTGGTCTTGACCACGGTCCCGAATGGTATCATGGAAAGTTCACTGGCATTAGTACCGCATTCGATAAGCCCACTTATAGTCGTTCTGTCTATGTGGCGAACGCTTCTGAGATTGGGGTAAGTAAGTAATTAAAGGAGGTTGAACAATGGACTCAGAAGCCAAACTTAACGCCTTAAAAGTAGCAATCCTACCGGATACCGAAAGCAACGAGACACTTCAATTCCTTCTTCAAATGTCTGAGTCCATTGTTCTTAACCGAATGTATCCCTTTGGATACGATGAGGGGGCGCAAGTCCCCTCACGGTATGAATTTGTTCAGATTCAAATTGCAACGGAGCTTTACTCTAAACGGGGAACCGAAGGTGAAAGCTCCCATGATGAGAACGGGATTAGTCGAACCTATGAAACTGGAAGTGTTTCAAATTCTCTGCTGAGACAGATAATTCCCACCTGTTGCAACATTGTTGCTGTAGAATCCGAAGATTCTACAACGGAAGTTTTCAGGGTGGCTAAATGAGACAGCTTTTAAGAAATCAGAGGTTAATTTACTATTCGTCTTATATTAAGGATGAATATGTTATTGATGAGAACGGGCATACCACGTCTGAGGAAGAAGCCGTTTACAGTGACCCCCAAGCCGTTAAATGTAATGTGTCATCATCTACTGGTGAGTGGATTGTTGATTCTTACGGTGGTCACACCGAATACACACGTCATCTTAGCTTTTCTGGGACAAGCCCTCTAAAGGAAGGTGACCGAGTGTGGTTTGGGACTGATACTAGTCAGCCTAACAATTATATTGTGAAGTCTGTTTCTGACACGCTGAATGAAGTTGTCGTCACAATTCGAGAGGTGAGGAACGATGACTGAGATTCATATTGACCCAACGAGTGAAAACTCACTGAAAATGGCTGCAAAACAGGTAAGGGAATATCAGAAACGGTTTGAAGAAAAACAAATTGAATTTGTCCGAAAGCTGGCAGAAGTTGGTGCAGAAGTAGCGAAAGCTAAGTTTGATGCCGCTCTAGCCGGTTATGACGGTAGTCAAGAACCTATTCAAGTTTCTGTTAGTCAGGACGGCAAAAATGCAGAGATTATTGCTTCTGGTCAAACGGTTACCTTTTTGGAATTTGGCGCAGGTATCACCCATCCAGAACATTCAACCCATATGTTTCAACACGGCACATATGGCAAAGGGTACGGCAATCGTAGGTTTTGGGTTTTTTACGATGAGAACAAAAACAAAGTCAAGACCTCTGGTAATGACCCAGCAGAAGCAATGACGGGAGCAATTCAGGAAATGAGTAGACAAGCTACTGAAATCGCAAGGGAGGTGTTCGGGCGTGATTGATTATGAATCTGATATCTTCTTTGCATTGAGAGATTGTGCAGTCACAGCTGTTTCCAATACTGACGTTATAGCGGGAGCTGTTGACCGCCCGTCACGATTCCCCTGTGTAGCCATTCAAGAGACTAACAACTACTCTTTGGGACTGGATAGTTCTCAACGGGAAAAATATGCGGTTGTGCAGTATACAATTCAGGTGTTTTCCAATAAACCGAGTGGAAAACGATTAGAAGCTAAAAAGATTTTTCAATCGGTGGATGCCTGGATGATTCAAAACAATTTCACAAGACGGAGTAAATACGAGACTCCAAAATTATATTCAGCGTCAGCGTTCGAAATTGGCGCAACCTATGATGCTGTAATTGATGAAAACGGACACATTTTCACGAGATTATAAGGAGGAAATAACACATGGCTATTAGTACTATCGGTAGTGTTTTTGCTTATAGCACCACTGAATCTGGCACTTACACTAACATTGACATTACTAGTTTTCCTGATTTGGTAGGTACCCCAGAATCCATTGATGTGACTACAATGAGCGATTCCGCATATTGTAGTATTCCTGGTGTGAAGGGTTCTAACGGTGCGTCTGATTTTTCTGCAAACTATGACGCTGCGGTTTATAGTGCTATCAATAAGTTGACTGGTGAGGTTTACCAGAAGCTTACCTTCTCTGATGGTTCGGGCTTCAAGTGGAAGGGCGAGCTTACTGTATCTAATGCAGAGGGTGCAGTAAACGGTAAAATCGGCATGACCATTCATGCGTTTAAGAGTACCGAACCTGAGTTTTTCACCACTAGTTCTAGTAAGTAAAGGAGATAAATCATGATTGAAATTACCTACAACGGAGAGACTTACCGTTTCGGATTTACCAGAGCTACAGCTAAGGCGGCAGAGCAGGAAGGGTTTGTGGTCGGTGAAGTCACAGACAAGCCCACTCTTATGATTCCTATTCTGATTTATCACGCAGCTACAGCCTATAATAAAGGCATTCGGCGAAAGCTGGTGGAAGAAATTTATGATGAGATTCAGGACAAAGACGAATTTCTGACAGTTTTGTTGGAAGAATATGTAAATGTGGCGGGAAGTCTGTTTGAAACTAACGAACAGGGAAACGCTACATGGAAGCGGGTTTAAGTGACAGGCTTGCTTCCGAGAATTTGACAACGGGGCAAGTGATGGATATCCTTGCCCCCTACTATCTATCCATAGGAATGTCACTGGACGAATATTGGAATGGTGACCCTGAATTAGTATTAACTTATATTCAAGCAGAAACTTTCCGTGTTCGTAAAAAACAAAGGGAAATGTGGTTTGAGGGAATTTACATTCACAAATCCATCATATCCGCTCTTGACAAAGATACTCAGTATTTTGACGCACCGTTGCCAGATACCGTTGAGGACGTTGAAAAAGAGAGAAATCGCAGAAAAGAACTTGAATTGAAACGGTTTAAAGCTAGTTTCATGTCCTGGGTAAAGAATCCCAACATGAATGGAGGTGGAAACGGTGAGTGTTGAAATTGATAAGCTTTCAATCAAGATTGAACAGGTTGACTCAAGTGGTTCTAAGTCTCTTGAGAAGTTAAGTTCGTCTTTGGAAAAGATGGCTGTAAATTCTTCAAAAAGTATCAAAAATATTACATCCAGTCTTGAAAAGTTACAAAAAGTCTTAGATAAGTTCTCAAATGGTCAAATCGATAAGATTGAAAGACTTTCAAAAGCCCTGTCTGGTTTAAATTCTGATATTAAAACCCCCAAACTGGGAAGTTTTGCCAACAGTATCAAGAAAATATCAGACGCAGATATACCTAAATTTGAATCAGGACTTAAGAATATAACTGACGCTTTAAAGCAGATGAACGCAGAAGTTTCTGCCAATTCTGGATTGAAAGAACTTATTTCTGACCTAGCGATAATTTCTCGAAACGCTGCAACTGCCGGTCGGAACTTAAAGAATGTTACTAACAATTCAGCATCAAATACAACTGGTACCACTAACTCTCCTGTCGTTGACGTAAATTCGTCAGCGCAAGCTACAAATAACCTGGGAAACGTTTTAAATAATACTTTTTCAGGGGCAAGTGAGTTTATATCCAACGCAACTAGCCGTATTCGTGATTTTACATCTGGATTGAGGTCTGCGTCTGGTACTGCAACGAAGTTAGGCTCTGGCATTACTAGTGGAGTCTCAGCGATACTCCATCCTTTCCGCACAGCTTCTACGCTGTTTAATACCATGAAAAATGGTTTGAGTGGAATTACTGGTGGGTTCAGGAAAGCTAGTGGAGCTGCTAACGGGTTGAGTAACAACTTACTTTCAGTTATTGCTCGAAGCGTCAAATACTCCCTGATTTATCGCTCAATCAACTTGATTATCAGCAGCGTGTCAGGCGGCATTTTAAATTTGTATTATGCGAACACGCAGTTCGCAGCTTCTATGGACAGATGTGCCACAGAAGCACAGTATCTACAGAACAGTATTGCTGCTGCATTGTCTCCTGCTATCGAAGCTCTGACCCCCGTTGTTGAGTTTGTTGTGGATAAATTTGTTGACCTCATTAATGTAGTGAATATGTGTATCGCCACAATCACTGGACAGAGTACATGGACACGAGCAGTGAAAGCTCCCACCACTTACGCTGACGCACTGGATAATGCTTCTAGTTCTGCGAGTGACGCTGCTAATGCCACTAAAGACGCTACGGACGCAGCTAACGAATACAAGCGAACCCTAATGGGTTTTGACGAAATTGAAAAGCTCAATGATGTTACGTCCTCTAGTGCAAGTGGGTCAAACGGTGGTTCGGGCGGTTCTGCGGGAAGCTCAACACCGGATTATTCATCCATGTTCACTACAGAACAAGTCGCACTTGATAGCACTGAATTTGGAGCAGCCTTGCAAGATTTTATCAATGCCATTAAGGACGAAATCGCTGCCGGTGACTGGGAAGGCGTGGGTACTACTTTGGCTGACGGTTTTGGTCAGGCGGTAGACTATCTGGACGAATTTGTTACATCCGAAAAAGTCAAGAAGAAAGTGAACACGGCGGTTGATAACCTAACGGATGTTATCAACGGATTCTTTGAGGAAATGACTTATTCTGACGGTACCAAACAGAGTATTGCTACCAGGACGGGAGATTTAATTGGAGATGCCATGTCCCTGGCACTGAATGACACTGACCGATTTTTTACTAAAGTTAAATGGAGTAAAATCGGCGAAGCTGTAGCGCAGGGAGTTAATGGAGCTATTGAGTCTTTGAACGAGAATGACATCAAATTTGGAACTGTTTTAGCGGACATTCTAAACGCTGGCATTAAGGGTTTGGATGGTTTTACCTCAGACATTAAATGGAGTAAAGTCGGTCAATTTATAGCTGATAACATCAACAGTTTTTTCAGTACCGTTGATTGGAGTACGGCAGGAAAAGACGCACACGACTTGATTACTGGCTTATGTGATATGCTCAGTACAGCGGTCACAAACATTGACAGCGAAGAAATTAGAACCGCTTTAAGTGAATTTTTAACGGCACTTGACCCGTTGGATTGTGTCATATCAATCGGGAAATTGATACTCGACTTTACGGGCAGTGTTATTGACCTTTTATTTGGTGGGAGTGGAGATTCAGCAGGATTTGACGATTATGTTAGCCAGGCTGTCGAACAATCCACCAAAAGTGCGGCACTCACTATAGATGTAGATACAATCGCTTCTGACTATAGCCAGGTGGGCGGAAAAATCGGAAATGGTTTGACCTCAGGTATTACCGGCAGTGTTGGGAGCAGCGATTGGGTCACAGAAGCAACAGGGAAATTAAAAACAGCGGCTCAAACTCTGAAAGATTCGGTTAGTGAAAAAATCGAAATCGTGGCGAGTTTTGTCACCAATGTAGCGGACAACTCTCAAACCTGGTGGGACAACGTAAAGCAATGGTGGAGTAATAAAGTCGGCAGTGTCAAGAATTTCACCACCAACGTAGCGAATAACTCTCAAACCTGGTGGAACAACGTAAAGCAATGGTGGAGTGATAAAGTCGGCAGTGTCAAGAATTTCACCACCAACGTAGCGAATAACTCTCAAACCTGGTGGAACAACGTAAAGCAATGGTGGAGTGATAAGGTTAAAGGTAAAGCCCTGAGTGTTTCGGTTAGTGTAGTAAATAGTGCTAAGTCGTGGTGGGAAAAGGTGAAAGGTTGGTGGGATGAAAAGACCAAAAATTTGAACTTAAGTACTAAGTTGGGTATCAAAGTACCTAAAATCTCTGTTAATTGGAGCGAAACTACGTTTTTAGGTAAAACTTTCAAATATCCCACTAGCTTCAATGTCAAATGGAATGCAAAGGGTGGTATTCTCAACGGCGCACAGTTGTTCGGTATGGCTGGAAATACTCTACTGGGTGGTGGTGAAGCCGGTCAAGAAGCCGTCCTGCCGCTGGAAAGCAACACTGGCTGGATGGATAAAATCGCCGACAAGGTAGCGAATAAAGTGTCCAATTCCGATAACGAAAGACCCATTCAAATCAATTTAACGATTGAACAGGACGGTACGATTGTTGCGAAAAAAGTTATCAATTACATTAACGGAGAAGCAAAACGGACGGGAATTAACCCGTTAAGTGCTTATATTTAAAGGAGTGGGTAAATTGGCGAGTATCACTATATCTAATTTATATATTAACGATACAAAAATGCCCACTCCCGCCCAGGGCGGTATGACTATCACCAGCGAAAAAATCTGGTCAAGCAATACCGGAAGAAGTAGTTCTGGCAAGATGTTGGGAACTATTGTTGCCATTAAGAGCAAAATCACCATTAAATGGGCAGCATTGACTCCCAATGAAGCAAAAACCATTGAAAATGCTGTAAGTAATGAGGATAACCCCTTTGTGACCATGAAGTACACCGACATGACGGGAACTACAGTGACCAAAACGGTCTACTTTGGTACGCCTAGTTATACCTGGTATAGTTGGGCTAATGGTATCCAATGGGTGACGGACGTCACTGTAGATGGAATTGAACAGTGAGGTGAGGAAATGTATTTTGTATCAGACGAATTAAGAGAAGTCCTGAACGACCAAAGGCACACTATAAACCTGATTGTTGGTGATACAACAATTGAGGATGTCATTTCCTGCACCTATACAGCGTCATGTTGTGGTAGTGACACGATTAGTATTGGCTCAGTGTGTTCGGCTAGTGTTCAAATGTCTATTAGTGGTGAACAAAATTTACTGAATCAAGAGATTCAAGTAATCGTTCAATGTTCCGGTGAGACAATTCCACTAGGCGAGTTTTTGGTTACAGACTGCTCACGTAATGAGGGTGTCACTACTCTCACCGCTTATGATGCCCTGTATTGGGCTACCAGCAATGACTATGTTCCTACTGTCGATAGTGGAGCAAGTGTGACAGAAGTCTTGAAGGATATTCTTAGTCAATTAGATACTGCCGTAACAATCGGTGTTTTACCCAGTACAGCTATCTCTACAAGCGTTTCTGGGACACTGAGTGGTAAGACCTGTCGTGAAATGCTGGGTCTTGTAGCGGCTCTGGTGGGGCGTAACGTGATTCTTGACCGTGATGGCGAAATTCAACTTGTGTGGTTTGCCCCTTGTGATGTGACAATCACACCAGACGACTACTACTCTGGTGGTTTTAGTCAAGGTGGAAGTCATAGGTTGGCGATTATTTCTACAACTAAGAATGTGACTGAAACCAGTGTAGACGAGGACGGTAACGAAACCCCAACAGAAACTACCGTCACTTTATCGTCAGGTGACGGGACAGGAACGGGAGTATCCCTAACCAATTCGTTCTTCACTCAGGAAATTTTGGACAATGTGTGGAATGAAATTGGTGGGATGGAATATAGTGCAGGCACGTGTTCAATCTTTGGGGGAATGCTTATTACCCCTGGCGATTTAGTAACAGTAATAGACTCCAATGAGGATATCTATAACCTACCCGTGACTAGCGTGGTTCTCACGTTGGACGGTGGTTGTAAGGCTGAAATTTCTGCCGCCGGTCAGAGTAACGCTGATTTTGCCGATGCTTTTACTGGCGGGGTCAACGGAGCAATTAAGCGAGTCGAAGCGGACGTGGGAGCGTTCAAGAAATTGACCGCTGAAGAATTGCACATTCATCAAGAGCAAATCACGAACAGCACGGTCGATTCGATGACCCCGTATTATTCTGAATCAGAGGAATTAGTTGCAGTTGATGAACCGTTTCTGCTCAGTACGAACGAACCGTTATGGTTGATGACCGATGAATGGTTAACAGAGCAGCCGTCATCAGATGAAAACAAATCCGTTTGGGTGTCTTATGAGATTAAATACAAGGATGGTTCAACCAAACGGACTGACCCAGTATTACTGACTGACAATTATATTCAATCCGTGGTATCTACTTTGGGTGCAGATTTGAGCGTTGTGAAAGACAGTATAACTACAAAGGTCTGGCAAACGGACATTACCAATGCAGTTAATCCAATCAGTGGTGACGTGGAAACGCTACAGGACCAGTACAGCCAGTTGACACAGACGGTAGAAGGATTTGACGCAGAAATTTCCAGCGTGAAATCAACCGTAAGTGAAAACTATGAGGAACTAGATGAAAAGATGACGTCTATCTCCGCAACTGCCGATGGTATTACCTCAACAGTAAGCTCATTACAGACCAAAGTTGATAACCGGTCATACGAAAACCGGAACTATATCCTCCTCTCTGGCGATTATGAAGCGGGTGGAGAAACTGGTTGGACGTGTGAGAGTACTACCGCCGCCCAGTATCTATCTATTACCACGTATGATGGCTATACGCAGCTCAAAAAAGTAAAAATACATAGCGGAACTATCTTTTATCTCATGGAGATAGATTTTTCGCAAGAGCTGGACAACAACGCCGAATACACGCTTTCGATGAGAGTTCGACCTAGTGTTGCGGCTGACATTTTCACGGTACTTAAAACGGCAAGCGGAAGCAAAAAAAACCTAAATACCTTTTCTTCCAGCCTATTCACTGCCAATGAATGGACGGAAATAAGTTATACATTTACCACGGATAGTGCAAGCTATGTGAAGTTGTGCATAAACGAATCCTCCATAAATTCCGTTGGAAGAACGCTTGACGTTGCGTGGGCAAAGCTGGAGAAAGGTTCAGAAGTCACAAATTGGAGTCGTGCGCCGGAAGATTATGCCACGAACACAAGCGTTGAAAGCAAAATCGAACAGCTCGCCGATAGCATCACCTTGTCCGTAAGCGGTGGTTTGGGCGACACCGCCATAATCAAACTGGCGGTAGGCGATGAGGAGCAGACGAAAACTCTGGACATGAGTGACATCCGACAGAAGTTTGCGGAAGATACATCTTCCGTTACAGTTTCGGGTGGCACGGTAACTTTTGAAGCCGGAAAACTGCTAATTAACGGCGGGAACTTCACGCTTGACACTGACGGTAAAATGACCGCTAAAGACGGTGTATTTACCGGAACGATTACGGCTAAAGCTGGTACCATTGGTGGATTGACAGTCTCAACTAGTAGTGATTCAACTGACCACGTTTACAAAAACACGATATACACTCAAACGATTGGAATCGAGGAAACGGTTCGGAGTGGCGATGGTACTGCTACAGTAACTGTCGACACTCAATTCGGTATGAAACCCGCCTCTAGCCGCCTTTCTGACCTTGCGCTATATTTGTTGGCAAAGCTCAACGGCACTCAAGAGTGGACAAACGATATAGCTCTATTTTCCGTCAATCACCGAGGCAAGGTGAAATGCAGTGGAATTGACCTGTACTCAGACCGCTCAATGGGGTACCAAAACAATGAATTGTTAGCCCCCGAAAATAGCGGAAATGGCGCACCTTTGCTGATAAGCACAGATAACAACCGATTATACCTCAACAATGTGATTTTTCGGGAAAAAGGTGCGACCGGAGAATGCAATGGGATAATTTCAGACATTGACCCACGTTTCGGCGCAACAGATTATAATGACACAGACGGACAGGACATGGGTGGTGCAGAATATCCGTGGCGGCGAATTTACGTTAGACGCATTTATAGAGATGATGAATCCTCCATTTCCGACCGCAAGGATAAAAAGGACATCTCCCCCATACCTGAGAACAGCACAGACCTTATCATGAACCTGAAACCCGTGCAATACCGCTGGAATCGTGGCACGGATAACCGACTTCATTGGGGATTTGTTGCTCAGGAGGTGGCGCACGCCGCTCAAAACACAGTTGGCGACATTTCTGTTTTCCAGGCTGTGCGAAAGGGGACTAAGAACGAAGAACATAATACCGACTATGAATCAATCCCAGACAGTGAATTGCAATGGTATTTAAGTTACCAGGAGCTAATTGCTCCTATGGTGTCGACCATCCAGGAGCAAGAACGGAGAATTGAAAGGCTGGAAAGGATGTTAGAAAAATATGGCGTACACGAGTAAATTCAGCGGCTCAGAAATTGACGAAGCTGTTGAAAAATCCCTGGGAAGTGATACACTCCCTAAAATTAGCACAGATGATAATGGCAAGATTTTGCAGGTTGTCAACGGAGCCTGGGACGCACAAGTCCCCAGCTCCGAAGCACAGGAAGCGGCATACGAAGCAAAACTAGCGGCGGCAAACGCCCAGACAGCGGCAGATAATGCCGCCCAGGATGCGAAAAATGTGCAAACTGCCGCAGATGAAGCCAAAAAAGTTGCGGAAACAGCTCAAAAGACTGCTGAGACCGCCCAGACAACTGCCGATAGTGCCACAGCAGCGGCTAAAACCGCACAATCCACAGCAGATGATATTAAAGCCTATATCGGCTACACAGATGGGGATATTGTGGGCTTGCAGGTGGACTACGAAAACAAATCCTTTACACGCTTGGCGGGTGCAACGGGTCTTACTGCTGGCTCTGACTTTGATAAATTCGCCATGTTTGGCGGGAGAAAACGTTGCAATGTTGCAGATGATGGAACAATTACAGCGTGGTATGGTGATTCTAACTTTGTGGAGGATGGCTCTAATGGGCAGGTGATGGTTTATCAGCCAAAATTTTATTACCGTGTGGTTCCTCTCAAATTGGAGTCTCAGACGGATGGCGTTGGCTATCACCTCAGAAAGGCTAACTATTATGTGAGTGCTACCCCTAAAGTTGGATTTAAACTTCATCCTGCGTTCTATGATTCGAACGGTGAAGAGATTGATTATATCTTTCTTTCTGCTTATGAAGCAGCATTATGGGATGCAGATGCTGGAAGTGATGGAACAGGTGCTTGGATTACTAACAACATGTACTATTCAGCCCAAACGGTGACAACCGCTACCGATAAACTTGGTTCTGTTGCAGGTTGTCAGCCGATTTCCAATATCACAAGACCTGACTTTGAAACCCTTGCAAAGAACAGGGGTGACGGTTGGCATAATGATTTGATTAAGGCTGAAAGTGCTAATCAGATGTTGATGATTATTGAAATGGGAATGATGAACCTGCAAACAGCCATTGCAAACGGTGTTATTTCTATATCAGATAACAGTTCTTACAACTGTTCTTCCCCGACAGGTTCGACTTCCAGTATTGGCAACGGTACAGGTTGGGCAGGTTCTACAAGCGATTACACCGGAACAGCCCAAATCGCAAACGGCAAAACAAGCATTACATACAGGGGTGTTGAAAATCCTTGGGGTAATATTTGGAAGTTCGTTTATGGAATCAACATTTATGGAAACGGTTCACAGAAGGGCGGTATTCCATACATTGCAAATGACTTCAACTTTGCTGAATCTAAGAATTCAGGAAATTATGAAAGTGCAGGATTCGCTGTCACAAATGCAAATGGTTATATTTCAGCAATGGGATATGGCGGTGAAGATTTTGATTGGTTGTTCATGGCTTCTGAATGCCTTGGAAACAGTTCAGTCCCTGTTGGTGATTATACATATATCGCTGCAAATCTGAATGAATATAGGATTGCTCGGTTGGGCGGTCGTTGGAGTAATGGTTCTGGTGCGGGTGGTTTCGGTTGGAGTTTGGATAGTGGTGTCGGGCTTCGTGGTCGGTATGTCGGCGGTCGGTTGGTGTACGTTCCTACCAGAGCAACTGCAACATCTTATGCAACAAATATCATCGCATGGAAGCAGAAAATGTTGGCATAATTGCCATAAAAGAAGGTGAAGCAGTATGATTGATTATGGCATTCAGCAAAGCACAATCAAGCCAGATGAGTTGGAGTTTACAGAAAGCAAAGTTTTTGTTGCTACCAACATTACTAAAGTTTCTGAGCGAGGAACGGACGAAGAGCCAGGCTTTAACGGCTACTCTTTTCAGTTCGTTGAGTACTCAAAAGATGAGTATATCCGGCTCGTTTCTGAGAAAAACAGCACTTTGGAAAAGCAACTGGTAGATACCCAGCTTGCACTTTGCGAAGTGTACGAGTTGATGGCGTAAGAAAGGAGTAAATATAATGGCAAAAGTTTATGCAAACCTTATCAAACTGGGACTCAAGTCCGTTGATGAGATTCCGGAAAAGCTCAGAGCGGCAGTTCAGGCGATTTTGGATAGCGATTCTTAATTTGGACTAAAACGGTTAAAAAACTGTGATAAAATAATCAAAGGAATGATACAGAAATGTATTTTATTGTAAAAAAGAAAGTTTCCGCTCGTGACTTTCCCAGCTCAAAAACTGGCAAAAGTGTGAAAACTCTGGCAGTTGGAACACTTTTAGAGGTTGATACTTGCGGACGATTTGAAAACAAGGAGCTTGGGAAAACTTATCTCCCAGTGCTGATTGATAATGCCTATTATTGGGTGCATGACGCTTATGTTACCGCCATTAGCGATGCTCAGGCGGCGGCAATCAAGCACGGGGAATCCTGGCTTGGAAAGAAGCCCCAAACTAAGGCTATCGCCTGGTACAACTCCACGCCTGTAGGGAAAAAGAATCCGAAGAAAAAGGAAGCTTATTGCACAGTAGGCGCACTCTGGGGAGTCTCCCAGGGTATTGATTTGGGTGATTTAATCTCCAAAAACGCCCCCACTTTGGAAACAAAAGCACGAAAAAAAGGTATTTTCCACGCTAAAGATAGCGGATACACTCCTAAATGTGGCGATTTGCTCTTGTGTAAGGGGAGCGGAAAAACCAGTGCAAGCCACACTGAGCTGATTGTAATCAAAGTTGGGGAAACTCTCCACACTATCAATTATAATAGTTCTGGGATTTGCAAGCGTCAGGAACGCAAGGTATCCGATAGTTATGTATACGGCTATGTGGAAATGAAATTTTAATTGGTAGGTGTTGAAATGATGCAATATTTGATTACTTTTGCCTTTATTGTGATGGATTTTGTCACCGGAATTGTGAAGGGGTTTGCCACTCACACGTTTAAAAGCTCAGTGATGCGGGAAGGGCTTTATCACAAAATTGGATTGATTATGATTGTCGCCCTGGGTGTGCTGGTTGATTACGCCCAGGGGTATCTTGATATCGGTGTTACGGTCCCCGTTGCTGGTGCTGTTTGCGCTTATATCTGTTTGATGGAAATTGGTTCAGGAATTGAGAACATTTGCAAGATTAACCCTGAAATTTTGCCCGAAAAAGTTACATCTCTGTTTCTGGGGCTGAAAAGTAGCGGCGAAAGTAGCGATAAGAGTAACGGAGGGGAAGAATGAGCGATACTATTAACGAAGCTGGAAAAGCTCTTGTAAAGAAGTGGGAAGGGCTTAATCTCACAGCTTATCAGTGTGCCGCTGGTGTCTGGACAATCGGCTGGGGACACACCGGAACGTACAAGGGCAAGAAAGTAGCCAAAGGAATGAAAATCACAAAAGCAGAAGCAGAAACTCTGCTTGATGCTGATTTGAAAAAGTTCTACGGATACACCACACAAACCAGTTACGTCCCCTGTGCCCCCCTGCTGGGAGATAACCAGCGTTCTGCTTTGTGTAGCTTTGCTTTTAACTGTGGCGGGAATAATCTGAAAACGCTGTGTAAAGACCGCACACCAGCGGAAATTGCTGATGCAATGCTGTTATATAATAAGGCGGCAGGAAAAACCCTCGCTGGGTTGACAGCACGGAGAAAAGACGAGCGGGCATTGTTTTTGTCCGGTATGGAGGAAAATCACGACATGGATACATTGAGGAATGGCGATAAGGGTCAGCAAGTGAAGGTACTGCAAAAGCTCTTGAATTGTGGGCTGACTGTTGACGGCGTTTTCGGGGAAAAGACTGAGACTGCCGTGAAAGAGTATCAGACAGCGAATGACCTGACTGCTGACGGCATTGCCGGAACTAAAACATGGTCTAAATTGCTGGAATAATAAAAAAAGAGAGAGGGACGTTAGTCCCTCTCTCTCTTTTATCACCATTTAACAAGGTCGTGCGGGTCAACTTCCAACGCTTCCGCCAATTTCAGAAGCTTGATACCGGTGACATTCTCAACGAGAGTTTCCCCATATTCCAGCTTCTGAATCCAGCGGACGTTAACGCCCACTTTCGCTGCCAGCTCTTTCTGAGTCATCCCCAAACCCAAACGGAGCGAAGCCACAGAAGGGGCAGAACACGGCTTACCTCTGGCGATATTTCTTTCCAGTGCAATCTGGGAGTATTGATAATCTC